CGTTGGCTACATGCGTAAGGACAAGAAAGGCAACCCCACGCTATACAAAGTAGACGCAGACCCCAACGTGCGTCTTTACAACATGGAAGCGCCCCTTACGCCCGATATTGTTGACGTTGTAAAAAAGGCGATGGAACCCGATTTCCCAAACGAAAACACTGAAACTGGCGCGCCTTTCAAAAATCTGCGCGAGGTCTTTGACGAATATCGTGCCGAAAGCAAAAACAACGGACTTAGCCGAGATGAAGTGCAAGGAACGTTTGACAGTATTCGCTACTCTCTTGAAAGAATGGGCTATCGCGGCTATGAACATCTCGGAGGTGCTCGCACAGGCGCTCCCGCACACAACGTCCGCATCTACTGGTTCCCTGAAGAAGACGTTAGCATATCTCGCGTTGACCCAGCGGAATATCAAATTGCTCAAAAGCCCGCCCCAGAACAGGCGTCCAACATCCCGACAGAGCGTTCATTATTGCAAGCAGAAAAAGTTAGAGCGCTGCACGAACAAACAGCATTTACAGGTTTAAAATCTGGCGATGATGTTTTGAAAAAAATTGTAAATGACAATACGGAAATTATAAATTCTGTAGAGCAGTTTGGCGCCAAAAAATTAAGTTTGGAAACGCCAGAGCCAGAACCAGAATATGAAAGTTTTGACGATATTTACAGGCAAGCCCAGCAATTTAAAACAGACCATGATAATATTATGCGAATGATTGAAGCTGGAGAAATTGATACAATAAGTGCAGCGGCATATAAGGCAGAACTTGCTGGACTTGACCCAGATTCTTTAGACAATGGATTCTTAGAACTTCAAAATTGTTTGTTAGGTATATAATGGCAGATTGTTACAAAAGATTTCTTAAAGGTGCAAAAGGTGCTGGAGGGGAAGATGCTGCAAAAAAAATGGAAGATACCATTCGCAAAAATGCGGAAGAGCGAGCTGCCAATGGTGAGAATTACATTGACGCATTAAATGCAGAAATTAAAGCGCACAAAGATGAATTAACCAAAAGGCAATACACACTGACGCAAAACTTCTTAAAGTATCAAATGCTTACCTCCGATGTAAAAGCACGCATTGCAGGTGGAATGTCAATTAGAGATGCGTTGTTTTCAAGCATAGAAACATCCAGCGGCACAACCGTTCAAGGTGGCATGGCCTCACTTGAAGTAAATATTAACGCATTAGATGCGCGTTATTTTGGAAAATTAACTGGCGGACTTGCAAGCAAAAACAATAAACTTATTAAAATGTTTCAATCATCAGAATTGGATGAGCCAATTCAGCGAGCATTGTGGGATTTATCAAGCGGAAAAAAACCAAATGAAATTGAAAATTCAGACATTAGACAGATTGCTACTGCAATTTATGGTGTTCAAGAAGAATTAAGGTTGCGTGCCAACAAATCGGGTGCAAACATATCAAGCGTTCCTGGTGGTGTATTAGCTCAAAATCACAGTTTAGACAAAATGGCTACAGCGGGAAAAGATTCTTGGGTTAATGATGTGTTGCCTTTGCTTAATTCAAAAACTTCTTTTAATGGAAAATTTAAGAATGATTCTGCTGGATTAAAAAAGGCATTAGAGTCTGCCTATGATGCCATGGTTACTGGCGTTCGCTATCAATCGCGGCTGCAATATACAGATGAAAAATTCTTTGATTTTTTTGGCAGTCAAAACCTTGCCCGCAGGTTATCGCAAAAACGTGAATTGCATTTTAAGAATTATGATAGTTGGAAAAAATGGCATGAAAATTATGGTGAAGGTTTTTTAGGCGAGCAAACAATTAAAGATATTCAGGGCATGACACAAAATATTGCCATGCTTGAAAAATTTGGAACCAACCCTGATGTGGCTTGGAAAAACGCGGTACAAAATATACTGGAAGCTAACCGTGATAAGCTATCTGCTGAAGCGCAAAAAGCGGGAAAATCCAATAAGGAATATTTAGATTCTATAAAAAACAAAACTCAAGAAATAATGGATTTTGCATCTGGCAAAAATCAGATTGCTGTTAATCCAACAATAGCACAATTTGCTGGAACAACACGTTCAATTGTTGCAATGGCTTCTCTTGGGAAAATGCTGCTTTCTGTAATTTCAGATATACCGCTTAAAGCATCTGAATATAAATACCAAGGCAGAACATTTCTTGGGGGCATTGCCAAAAGCTTTACTGATATTATTGGGCAAACTGGTGTTTCTTATGAGGAAGCCACCAAAACCGCATCATTGCTAGGCGTGTACATGGATGCCTTTACAGGTGGAACCAATAGATTTTGGGATGACAAATTAACCAAAACAAGCCGAGTGTTTTTTGATATAATTGGCAACACATGGTGGACGGGCAGGCACAAATTAGCAATGACCATGACGCTATCACACGATTTGGCACTGAAAAAAAACATAAGTTTTAATGACTTGGATGACGAAACTTTACGTTCGTTTACGACTTACGGAATTACAGAAAATGATTGGAATAAATTAAGGCAGGCCGCATCAAAAATTGAAGGAAACAATAAAGAATTTATTGTAACGGATTTGATTAAAGATGACGCTGTTGCTGAAAAATATATTGGTTGGATTGTTAGCCGACAAAGTTTTGGGGTTGTAGAAGGTGGGTTTAAGCAACAACGACAATTAAGTCTTGGAACAAAACGCGGAACCGCATCTGGCGAATTAATAAGAATGCTTACTCAATTTAAAAGTTTTAGCTATTCTATGCTTACAAAAGTTTATGGCCGCGAAATATATGGAAAGCAGAAGATAGAACCTATGACCATAACACAATTGTTTTTGGCAACCGTTGCTTTTGGTTATTTAGCCGAAGCATCGTCAGATTTGTTAAATGGAAAAACACCAAAACAGCCTGATAAATTAGAAACGTGGCACAAAGCCGTTGCGCGCGGTGGCGGATTAGGATTGATTGGCGATTTTGTTTTGCCAGAATACGGCGGAACAAAAAAAATAATTGGCGCGGCTGCTGGTCCAGTATTAACTAAAGCGGGTGATATAGCTGAAATGGGTGTTGGTTTAGTCACAAGGGGCAAGCTGCCTTCTTCTAAAAAAGCGTTTGATGTAGCTCTATCTACAATTCCTTTTAACAATGTTATTTGGACTCGACCTGTTTTAGACCAATTGCTTGTAAACGATATTCGCAAGCTTTTAGATCCAGCGGGTTATGCGCGGCAACAGCGCGAACAAATGAAAATGTACGGGCAGAGAAACATTGACTTTTAGCGACTTTTCTAACGGCTTAATTTAAGGTATAAGTAATCATGACTATTGCATTGCAACCAATTAAATTTAGATACCAAGGCAACGGGGCTACTGCCATCTTTTCGTTTGCAAATAAAATTTATGACGAAACAGATTTAATTGTAGAAATTTTAGACAGGACTACATCTGCGTTAATTGAAACGCTTACATATGTAACGCACTATAGTGTAAGTATTGCTGCCAACGGTTATGCGACTGTTACGATTACTAATCCTGCCAAAATACCAAGCAATACTCAAGATGTTTTGTTGCGAGCTTTATTTCCATTTACACAAACGGCTGAATTTAATTCAGGAACAGTATTGCCCGCTGAAACTATTGAGAACATGGGCGACAAACTTACATCTATTGTTCAGCAACTTGATGAAAGCGTTGGCCGTTCCTTAAAGTATAATGCTCAAAGCCCTGTAACCAATCCAACTATTGCTAATCCCGTTGCTGATGCAACCCTGGCATTTGACGGAACAACTGGTGCATTAAAAGCTGGGGCAACATTGGGTGATATTTCCAATGCGGCGGCCAATGCAACGTCGGCTGCTGCTTCTGCTGCCACGGCATCGGCTGCGTCTGTTGCGGCACAAGCGGCCAATGGTGGTATTGGTCGGGTAGTCCGCTTGGCAACCAGCGGCAACGTCACCTTGTCGGGACTGCAAACGATTGATGGTGTTGTCGGCGCGGAGGGCGATAGGATTCTGGTGCGTGCAAATACCACATCTTCACAAAACGGCCTATACAACATGTCCAGCGGTGCGTGGACAAGGGTGACAGATGCGAATACTTGGTCGTCTTTTGTAGGGATGATTATCACGGTCGCTGAAGGGACGGCACGCAAAAACCATGTCTATATCAGCCTGGCGACACAAGGCGGCACACTTGGCGCAACGGCAATCACTTTCGACACTGTTCCTATTAATTTACATGTCACCACTGCAAAGATTGCGGATGGTGCAGTTACATCGGTTAAAATTGCGGATGCAAACGTCACCACTGCAAAGATTTTGGATGGGAACGTAACTAACGCAAAACTGGCTACCCAACCTAATGTTTACAACGGAGGAACAGCTGGTGGCACAGCCAATGCTATAACCCTAACAGTTCCTGGACTTGCGGCGTCGTGGGGGGCTGGAACTACCATTGTGTTCAAGCCGTCAGCAACAAATACAGGTGCGGCAACCGTAAACATTAACGGTGTTGGTGCGGGAAACATTGTAAGGCCTAGTTTCGCTTCAAGTACAACAGGTTGTGTTTCTGGAGAAATTATAAATGGCGTGATGTGCGTATTGGTTTATGACGGAATAAATTATGTAATCCAAAACCCAAATATAACCAACCCAGCTGGCGCTTATCTAGCTATTAACGGACTTATTATCCAATGGGGTTCTGGGTCAGTTCCTGCAAACACAACTTCAACTTTTAATTTTCCAATTACTTTTCCAAATGGAATTTTGACTTGCGTGGTTGGTCTTGGGATTACAACAAATACCTCAACAAACGGCAATGACTCAACGGGCGGAGGCAGTATAAGCACATCGCAGTACCAAGTAAGGAATGGCATTGGGTCTGGAGGAAACAGACCTTTTCAAATGATTGCAATAGGATATTAAAATGGCAAAATTTTATGCTTTCAGCACATCTGGTTTTTACGATGATGGCCTAAACGCTGTCGTGCCTGGTGATGCGGTTGAAATAACGCAAGAGCTTTATACAGAGCTTCTAAATGGCCAAGGCGATGGCACAAAAGTTATTGTCGAAGGCGCGGATGGGCTGCCAGAATTGCAAGATATTCCACAGTTAGAAACCTACACTTACCCCGCCAAAACAATCACCCTGCCGTTTTTGAGCGGGTGGAGCAAAACATTGCCAGAACGTGTGTTTACCAAAACCACGTTGGAACAGGCGCGCATTGATAAGCTGGCAGCGGTAGAGGCAGACAGGGACGCGCTATTGCAATACAGCGACCTAGTGGCAAAAGAGGGCGCAAGCAAGGTTGCGGACAGTCAAAAAATCCTACAGCCAAACTTGCAATGGACGCACCAGCTTAGAAGCCCATTTTTAGAAAATGCAGAGGCAGACCTGGCTGCACTAAACACTATTGATGACGTGCTGGCTTATGAAGCGGATTTTGACCCCAAGCCTTTGCAGGCATCCTATGTTGTTTTGACCATGCGGCAATTTGCCTTGGCGGCGGTTAATTCTGAATTGATGGACTACACCACGGCGGCGGACTTTTTGGAAAGCAAAGTCATCCCTGCTGGTATTGAGGCAGTGCTATCAACACTCCCCACGGCGGACGCTAACAATGCCCGCCTGACGCTAAAGGCCATGACACTTATCCCCCGCGACGATGCGATGGTATCGGCTTTGTTTGGTGCAGCATTTGGCATGACCAGCCAACAGCTTGATGATTTTTTTCTGGCAGCCTTTGAGGTTTAAGCATGGCAAGCCCCATCGACACCATTGTTAAATTCCTGAAGGCGCAAGATGACCAGGGCAACGATTGGTACGGTTGGGCATCTAATCAGCTATCCCATGCTTTCCTGGGGGTGTTCTTCTCTGGTTTGGCTTTGGTGCTGGGCGCGTCATGGTACTATGCGATTGCATTGCTTGTCGTGTTGGGGCTGGGCAAGAAACTGGCGGACTGGTCAAAGCAAATCCTTACCTGGAAAATTGTGCGCGACACGATTCAAGACTTGCTGTTCTTTATCAATGGCGGCGTTTTCAGCTTAAGCATTTTATACGGCAGCATTGCGGTGTTTGTTTGTGCTACGGCCTCAGTATCAACTTTGCTTATATCTGGCATTGTTGCGCGAATCGTTCAATCCAAACGGGATAAGGCCAATGACTAAAGATATTGCAACTCAAGTCGCGGTGGTAGTAACGCGGTTGCAGGCTGTTGAGGATACGCTTAACGAAGGCATTAAAAACGTCACAAAATTTGCTCAAAAAACTATAGAAGAAAAAACTGAAGCGGCTTTGCTTGGCCAAAAAATGGTGCTTGGCTTGGAAAAAGTTGTAGAATCTGTCGATGCAATAAAAACTGATTTTGACGCACATAAAGTTGAGCAGCAAAAGCGGCTAAGGTTAGTCGAGCAAAAAATACATGTAGCTTTGGTATGGCTGGCGTTCTTGACTATTCTTACAGTCGCTGTACTATTGTCGATAGCATCTGGTGCAGATGCAGCCAAAACCGCTGGTGAGTTTACTGGCGGAATGGTAAAATCACTTAAACCATAGGGGGCACTATGTCACGGATGACTGGCGGCACTAAGAAACCAACGAAGCCTGTAAAAGTCACTATGAACGGTGGCATGAAAAAACCAGGAACGAAAAAAAGCTAATCCATGTGGATGGCCATTGCCATAACTGGCATTCTTGCACCGAGCCTTATTGGATTGCTGCAACAGGGTGATTATGAAGCCCTGAATTATTTTGGCATTCTAACGGCCTTGGGCATGTTGGGATATGGCATTGCCAGCAACCCATCATTTCCTATTTGGAAACGTATTCCCGCTGCAATGATTGTTATCATGTCCTGCTTATGGGTTACTGATACGGCATCAGGGTTTTTGTTTGATGTACAAATCAATTATCCGTGGTGGGGTATCATAGAATTTATCCTTTTATTTGTGATGTTTCTTAATTCTTTCATACAGGGGCTTACAGACAAAACAGGGTGCTTTGTATACGTTCGTAAGCCGCTAACCTTCCAAGACCTTGTGGCGACCATTTTTGGAGGTTGCCTTGTGACCACCGCCGTTGAACATAACGGGAAGTTCTACGGATTCCGCAAAGGGCGGCTGATTGAGCTGGTTGACTTTGACAAAACCAAGTATGACCGCCGCAACATTTCGGTGAAGCTGGCCGAGCGTGTTGTTGCCAATGTTGGCAAGCCGTGGCGGCCTTGGCGTAATTGTGTTGTGATTCATGGGGGAGTGAAAAATGTCCGTGCTAAGTGATGTTTTGCAAGGTGTTTCTACCACGCTGGCTACTGCTTTAGGTGGGCCATTAGCGGGCGCAGCGGTAAGCATGTTGGGGAAGTCTATCCTGGGTGATGAGAACGCTAGTGAAGATAGCCTTGTAGCTGCAATTACAAATGGTTCGCCAGATGTTTTGGCCAGGATTAAAGATACTGAAGCCAATTTCAAAATTGAAATGGCCAAAATTGATTATCAAACTGCCAAGCTGGATTACGACGATAAAGCCAGCGCCCGCACGCGCGAGGTGGCAATTCAACAAGCTGGACGCACCAGCTGGGAAATGATTTCAATCGCCATTTTCACAATGGCGTCACTTCCCGCCTGTTTGTATTTGTTGTTTGTGGTTGATATGCCGCAAAGCGCACAAAATGCTATCATGATTTTGATTGGTACTATAAGCTCGATGGTAAGCACTGTTGTCGCTTACTATTTCGGTTCCAGCATTGGTAGCAAGCAAAAGACTGACCTGATGGTAAAATGACATCGGGGTATTAACTAACGGGAATCAATAGGAGAAAGCCATGCAAGCAAACGTAGCGCATCAACTGCAAGAAGGGTTAGTTGTTGAGTGCCAACATCATAGTCAATTTGTAGGATATATCAGCATCCCAGGAACAAATGAATGTCGTTTGGTAGGGGTAAAATGCTCCGATTGTGGTGTCAACTTGGAGCACCCGATGGTGAAGGAATATCCCAATGCCAATCCCTAGCCCCATTATCGACTTTATCCTGCGGCATGAGGGTGGGTATGTGAATTCAGAATTTGACCCTGGTGGCGAAACAAACTTTGGCATCAGCAAGCGTAGCTATCCCAACCTGGATATTAAGAACCTGACCAAAAAACAGGCGGCAGAAATTCATGAACGCGACTTTTACAACAAGGTGCGCGGCGATGACCTGCCCGTATGGCTTGCCCTAATGGTTACTGACTTTGCGGTGAACGCTGGGATTAAGCCAGCGGTTGTTATTTTGCAGCGATTAGTTGGCGAAACCGATGACGGGATTGTGGGAAAGAAAACCATTGCTGCCTGCAAAACCAAACCAGCGCGTACCTTGTGCCAATCCTATACTACAAGCCGACTTGCCCATTATGATGGATTGATAGTTAGAAAACCTCTTATGGCCAAGTTTATAAAAGGCTGGCATCGCCGCACGCGAGAATGTGAAATTCTGGCCAAAAGCTTGATTTAGATTGTGGATATTTCCATTTTGGAAATGACCACCCGTTGCAGAGTAAGCTTTCTTGATGTATATTCCCCTTAGAGGCTCTGCTCACGTCATCCTCGTTTAAGACTCTACCAAGAGCGCTTGGCCGTTGGTTTTTGTTCGCCCGATGTTAGCTGTGCGGCAATTTACTGGCGGCAAAGTGGGTGGTAGCCCTGACTGAGGACTCTAACAACTGCTCACGGGGCTATCACCACCTTCTTGCATCATAGATTTTCTTGATGTATATTCCCCCTGGACGCTTGGGATTTTCTTCCTCCTGTTCAATCTAGGTAGGACTGTTCCTGGATAGATTCCCAAGTTTTGTTATAGGTGGCGCTGGAACATTGCCGCTGCGATGGAACAGCGCCACCTTCCACATTATTCTTAATTGACATCATTATAAGATTTAGATAATCTTTAGAAGAACGGGTAAAATCCTGACGCTCAACAACTTCTCCGTGTTGAATGTTCTTTACTGTTCTCCCTTGGTGCGTGTAGCCCCGCGATAGGAAACTGTTGCGGGGTTACATGTTTTTAATCTTTTTTTTAATCTTTATCAAAAACAATTCCCAACGCGCCTCTGGTATTGTGGCCATGCTGTTGCCGCTTTTGGCCTCGTATGTCTGCCACGCCCGCACTGTAATGCCAACAATTTTAGCGGCCTGTTTCTGGGTTAAGCCAGCACGCAACCTTACTTCCTTAATCATTAGCGGGGATGGGATGGTCATTCTTTCTCTCCTTGATTCTCTAGGTATACGCCTCGCAAAAATGCGTACAATTCATACTTTGTGCTGATTGGCCAGCACATCTGCCCATCTCCTGGCACTGCTATTATCAGCCTTCCCGTTGGCTCAATCCCAACGATGCAAACGTGGCGGCCATCTTTTGTCCACACCATGACCACATCACCATCGGGCTCTGGCACAAGCTCTGGTTTTTCAACATCATTTGGCAGATTTTCAACAAAACTTTTCGCCCGCCAGAAACTTTCTGCATTGACGGGATTGGCTCCATGCCCATCCCAATCTGGGTACTGGTCAAAAAGATTTTGTAAACACTGTACGCACACCGACCCATCAGTATTGGATGTATAGTTCCCATGCGAGCATGGGTTGCGGTCTGGGTGATAATCAAACCACACATCTCTTACCAGGCTCCCCCAAACATCACTGAAATCTGGCTTAGTCATTTCTTCCTCCGTAAGAAACATCATAAATAACATAAGTTGCGATTATCCTGTCGCCGTCCTCATCTTGTTCCCACAATTCTGTTTGTATTTTGCCGATAGCTTTTTCACCAAGTGGTTGGGGTGTCATGCTATACAAAAGGTTTTCAAAGTATTCCCAATTAAAAGAAAGACACAGTTTTCTTGCGATGCCCCTAAATGGAGTTACAAAGTTTTTTTCTCCTATTCCGCGTGCAAATCCCCCGAACTCCGTAAGTCCCAGGTGCTGCCTTATCTGCCCGCAAGTGCTGTAGCAGGTCGCGCTGACTCTGTATGTTTTAGTCATCATTCTTTTCCTCTGTTGTTGGTGGGTAGCACCAGTGGGTTGGCATTTTTTTGTTTTTAATATCCTCTGGCCATCCTAAAAAATGACCCTCCTCACCTGGGCATTGCGGCCAAGGTATATATCTGTGCTTCCATCCTTTTTTTGTAACCCAACGGCCACGACTATCCTGGACTTTTCCATTCTGGTCTTTTGCATCTGGATGTTCATCCCAAATCGACACCAATGCCATCCCCCATTTTTTGTTCCAAATTAGGATTTTGCTTCCATCCTTTGGCGCGGTGTCGATGGTTTGCCAGTTTGTGTTAATCATCTTTCTTTTCCTTCTTTTGAACTCCAAATCGTAAACGCGGGAATTTGTCACCCGCCACAAGGTCTAGCAACCAGAATGACGCTTGCACAACACAAGCAAATGGGAATGCAATAATTGCAATCACAAGCCACACAAACAGTCTGATACGGTCTGTAATTTTTGACCTAGCCATCGTTGTCCTCCTTATTGATAACCAATGTTTTTGTGCATGGCAGGCTTCGCCACAGCAGCCATCCAACAAACGATGCAAAAGCACCCTGCCCAAACCCGTAAAAAAATGCTGCTACAAATAAAATGTCGTTTATCTCAAGTATCGCAAAGCATAATGCAATCGTTGCCACAATACGCCAATATATACTACGCATGGGGATTTCATATTTTACAACCATGCTCTCCATTCTCCTTCCTCTTGTTTTCTTAGTATTTCCACAAATGAATCTATCAGCATTTGCCTCAATGCTATTGCGCCAACAGACAATTCATCTTTCGTGGCAACGTACTGTTCCCACAGAAAATTGACCTCGCACCAAATTTCTTGCAACTGTTCTTCAGTCATCAATCAGTCCTTTCAGTGCTTCCAGGTGGGGGTGCATAAATTCGACGATTGCCTCATCGAGGTTTAATAGCTGGCCGTCTGATGTTTTATCAGGGCAATTACCACTGGTTACTAAATCCCACGCCTGGACGGCGGCTTTGATAACATCTATTGCCCACGCCTCACGTTGCCTATCAAGATTCCTATAAACCTGTATTAGTTTTCGCGTTGCTTCTTCTTCTGTTTCATAAGCTTCTGTTCCACAAAAGCGGCACTTTCCTTTCTTATCAGTCATCAGTCATTCTCCCCGTTTTCCAGTGATTCACTGGTTGGTGTTTCAAGTGTTTCAGGTGTTTCAGAAAGTGTTTCATTAAATGTTTCAGCCGATAGTTTTTGACCCTTTGCAAGAGCGGCCTTCAGGCCTTCATTGCCTTTGGCTGCAACGTCCTTTTTAACCTCACTAGGGAACACTTCCTCAACGGTGGTGTCGCCATCTTTAATTGACAATGTAACCGCCCGCAAAGCAGTTAAATGCTCCAGCGTCAAATCTTCTAGCCCCTTAAGCTCAAACTTTTTAAGAATCATGTCAGCCGTAACGCCAAACTTTTGCATCGTTTCAATGCACAATGCCCTGCGGCTGGCAAGGGTTTTCGAATCACCCATTGTTACCTTCCTGGCCTCCTCAAACACGGGATGCCAATACGCTTGCGGCACAACCTTCAATGTAGCGTTTCGGATAGCCTTAGAGATTGCAGCGTTAATCGCCACCACAATCATATCGTCGTTGTAAGTTTTGCCATATTTATCGGCAATCCGTTGCGTCACCACCACGCTGATAGCCGTGTTGGTTTCTAAGTCATGGCACATCCCCTGCACCTCGACAAACTTATTTGTTTGACTGATAACCCTGGCTGCCACTTTAGCATTGCCCCATGCGTTCAAGATAATCTCTGCGAAACGACTTGATGCGCCTTCAATAATCTTACCACCGCGCGGCAAGCCGTAAATGCAGGATGATGCAACACCTTCGTTTAAGGTTGCCATTTGCAAGGCCGAATCCATAAAGCGTTTAATGCTTCGTGGGTATCTTTTAGCCGTTGCAATTTGGCTGTCAATTTCTGAACGCGCCACCAGCTCCATCGGTGTTGCCTCAATAGTTGCTGGTGCTGCCACCACTTCTAATTGTGAGTTGTTTGTCATTTGGTTTTCCTTTCGGTTACTTGATTAAAAATCTGCGGGTGGGTTCACCCTGGGTTGTCACTTGTTCGGCAATGTCGGGGAATTTCTTACGCAATAGCGCACTGTTGACGCGCTTTGCACCAGCTTGCCCCTTCCATGTTGCCAAAACCTTTCCTTCAGCATCCACCAAAGCCTCGTTGTCTTTAATGAATCCCTGAACTTGCACAGCCAACAATTCCTCCTGGCTGTTCAATTCTTTTTGCTGCGTGCGAATTGCCTTCAGCTGTTGCATGGCCGCCAGTGTAGCATCGTCCGCCACAATAGTCGTTCCCATCTGGCTAAACTTGTAAAGATTGGCTGCATCCTCATAGGTCACTGGTGCTGGCGGCACGCGATTCTCAACATGCTGCCAAAATACCGCCTCACCGTCGATAATCTGTTGTTGCGCCTCTTTATCAGCTTCCACCGCATAAAGGATAGGGCGTGCCCCTCCAATGCTTACATAAACGTGCGCCAGGTCAATGCCAGCAACCGCCATGCCATGTTGTACCTGCGCCAGGTATGCCATCGGTATGCCATCACTGCCAACAGTATCCCAATCACGCGACCAGCGGGCAGTCTTAAGCTCCAAAAGAATCCTAACGCCATCTTTCTCAACAATGCCGTCGGGGTTGTACCGCATAAACTGGTGCTTAGGGTGAACCATCGCCTCTTTCGGTTGCAACACTTCAATCTGCATCTCGGTTGCGTATTGCTGCAAAAGCACAGGCTCCATTGCGTTGCCCTGCATTTGCTCCCAAGTTGCAGCTTGCACCATATCTTCGGTAATTGTCTGAATTTTCTGTTCGTACAATTCCAGGGGCGTTGTCCAGTGCGATAAACCAAGGGCGGCGGCGGCATCGCTGCCGCCTACACCTTTCTGCCTGTCAATATGCCATTGTAAGTTTTTCATGATTTATACCCTGCATTCCCAAGGCACAGCACAATCGCGGTCAAAATCAAAATCTTGATACTCCGCACAGCCTTTTACCGTTTCAATAATTTCATCTTCTCCGTTTATCTTGATGAGCGTTATGCACTGATACGCTTCAAAAATACCCTCATCTAAGCAGCGCGTGGCCAAATCTGCATCCGCCATGTCTTCTGCCTCTTGTAAGGTTTTGGCCTCAATCTCTATAATTTCGCTATTGTCGTCGTCGTAGTAAAAATTCCAGTATTCCATAACAGTTCTCCTTGGTAGGTGGTATCCTTGGTGGATATGTCTTATCTAACACGAAAAAATTGCGTGTGTCAACGGTTTTTTTTCTAAAAATCTTATTTTTTTAGCCATTCTTCTAGGACACAAGCCATTAACTTTTGTTCTGCGGCTTCGTATGCTTCTTCACATTTGACTTTTGCTTCCCGAATTATCCAAATGTTATCAATCGAAGCCGCCATCTTAGCATCAGCAATCCGCTCTGCCTCAATCCGCTCTGCCTCGTCGTTTTTTCGCTTGTGCGCCGCCCTCTTTTTGGGGTTAAGAATTAAAAAGTCAAACATTGGTTTCTCCTAAAAATCTTGTGGTGGGTAGTAGTTTTCATTCTCGGCTGGATAGTCCAGGATGCGCCAGCTTTCTTGCGCCCGCTTGACCTTGCTATCGGGAATGGCAGCGATGCCACCGATAAACAGCACACCCAGGATAAGGCCAGGCAATAGGCGCAATAAAAATTGCTTGATAAAATTAACCATTTTTAATCCATCCTTCGAGAAAACTGTAAAATTCAAGCATACTCCACACAAGCGCGTAAAAATACAAAAGCACCAAGGGAACGCCAACAAAAATAACACGGCCTATAGACCAATCTTCCTTTCTTGGAAATTCATTGTTCCATGCTTCAGTGGCATACATTGGCGAAACAAAAGTATCTGTTCGCAATGAGCAAGCCATACACTGCACTATCCAACTATCCTTACCGTCCCTAAGCAAAGCTTTTGCTACGCCATCACAGCGCGGGCATGGTTTAAGCTGTTTCATCGGCTAATCCTCAAAATAATTTGTAAACATTGCTAAAAAAAGGGCAGCAACAAACATAACCAAAACAACTACGAGAATAACTGCAAATATCCTTACCATGTAATACTCAAGCATCTGTTCCCTCCTCCTTTAGCACAAACACCCTGTTTCCTATTTTAATTTTAGCCCCCAGCAGGTCAGCCCCATCCAGGTCAGCATCGCGCAAGTCAGCCCCCCGCAAATCAGTCCACCGCAAATCAGAATCCCGCAGGGAAACAGAGCGCAAATTAGCATTTCGCAGGTCAGCCCCATATAAATTAACGCCTTGAAAATTGACACCACCTAAGTCAGCATATTGCAGGTCAACTCCTGTCAGGTCAGCATATTGCAAGTTTACACCCGCCTTAAGAGCTAGGTGAACAGCTTGGCCAACAGTGTGATTCGTACTGGCACTGGTGAAAATCACTTCGCCGTATACGTTTATAATTTCAGTCATCGGTTTTTTCTTTCTCCAAAAGCAGTTGTTTTTTCAGCCGTGGGAATTGCTCCAAAGTTTTTCTGGCAATTTTGAATGCCAGTTGTAGCGCAAGAGCCTCGCTGCCAGACAACGGGGAATCGTCAACTATGTTACACTGCAATTCCTTAGCAAGCTGTGGGCAACGCAGAATGCGAAAAGCCTCAATTTCATGTGGTTTAATGTTAAATGTCATCGGTTTTCTCCTTATCCTTAGACTTTGGCGGTGATAACAGTTGGCTAAGCTCTGATTGCCTCCTGTTAATAATTTCCATGTATTTGTTATAAAAACTTGGGTCATTAGCTTGTAAATTTTGCCTAAATTGAAACTCCTCCGCCCAATTTCTATAAATGTTTGGCGTGCCAGCAATACATTTTTCCATCATAGCAACCCACGCTATAATGTTGACGCTTTCGTTAGTCATCGGTTTTCTCCCTGGTTGGTTGACTGTTTGAGGATGACACCCTTGCCAGCCCGTGTCAATAAAAAAATGTATAAAAAAACTATTGACGCGGCATGGATAGTATGGCTAGATAATATGGTGTTTTACCGCAAAGGAGTTAAAAATGGTTACAGAACATGCAGACGGCAAATGTGTAAACATTCGCCTAACCTTAGAGCAAAAGGCGTTTTTGCAAAAATACGCCAGGCAAGAGGGGCGCACTATGACAACGCAAATCCAGTATATGATTAAGAAGGCAATGGCGGAGGCAGAAAAAAATGAACATTGATGGTTATCTAAAAAAACATGGCATTAGCTTTTACGAGGCGGCCAATCAGCTAAACCTGCGGGCAGAGGCGTTGCGTGCTTACAGTTCCAAAGCGCGGTATGCCAACCCTGAAATTCAGGAAATAATAATCGAATGGTCAAACGGTGAAATCTTGAAAGAAAGTTTTAAGGAAGCCTATCGCTACACAGGGCATGTTGTCAGCGAGCCAAAAGGTGAAACGCCCAAAAATAACGACCTAGTGTCGTTTATGCTTAACACGTTCGGCAGCAGGGTCAGGCGTGTTGGTGGTAGTTATGCGCTAGATGGCAAGCCAATTCAGACAAAGGAATTGTATCAGGCGTTGCAGGATATGCTTAAAAAGGATGGCAGCGACATGGTGATTCAATACCCTGGGGTGGTACGGCGATGAAAAGTGCAAATGATAATAAAAAAGTTATTTGCTTTGAAGTTGCTTGCGCTGAAGCATCACAAGTACCAGAATTTGTTAAACAATACAACAGGCTTACCAATTCAAATTTTAATATAAAATGCGTAAATGATATTGAAAATCAGATGGATGAACTAAAAAAGTTTGCAGAATTTTATTATAAATATGTTTGGTCACTATTGCCTGATGATTGTTTTGTTAAGGAGGAAGGCGAATGACACCGCAAGAATGGTGGCGACTGGTCAAAGACGCTGGGTTCGATGCAACCACAACCAAGGTTCTTTATGCGCTTAGCCTTAAGCATATAGGCGAGGATGGTATTATCAAAAGGCCGCCGCCAACATTCAAACAACTCGCAAAAGAAACGGGATTGAGTGCTAACGATGTGCGAGAGGCGATACGCAACGCCTTGCGCCTGGGCTGGCTGATAAAGGCTGGTTTTACGCCAAGCAGCGATTGGTTAAATGTTTTATGCGCGGCAAGCGTGGGGGATAAAAATGGATAGAGACCTTGAACAGTTTAATCATTTTAGAGAAGGAGCCTTTGATGAATCTAAAATTGAAAATAACATAGCAAAATGCTGTTTATGCAGAAAAAATGCTCAAGTGTGGATGCACTGGAACGGCCAATTAAATAGGTATTTTTATACTTTTTGCAACGACCACAAACATACGCTTTGGGAAGCATTAAATTTCCTGCAAAGAGAAACTGTAACTGTTTTACCAATTCCAGAATCAATCAGGGGGGAAGAAGAAAATGGATAAACCTTTTTCAGTCAGTTTCATTGTGCCTGGCCACCCGTTTGGGAAGCAAACCAGCAAGTCAACTAAGAACAGTCGCAGGCATTACACGCCACAAGAAACCGTGCGCTATGAAAACCTGGTGATGATGCAGGCAATGCAAGCGATGCAGGATAGGCCGCCAGTGGACATAGACGTGGGGCTAATGTTCGTGGCCGTGTTCCCTATACCTAAAAGTTTTACCAAGGCGCAAAGGGCAGCAGCCCTGGCCGACGAAATACGCCCAACCAAAAAGCCAGACTTGTCGAACATCCAAAAGGCCTTAGAGGATGGTATGAATGCTGTTGTCTTTAAGGACGATAGCCAGATAACAGAATCTGGGGGCAGCAAGAAAATCTATGGCGAAGTGCCATGCGTGAAGGTGTGTGTGTACGACCGCAAAGCGTTTGATATTTCGATTGTCGTCAAGGGCGCAAAGTTAGAATCTCTTTAGAATAAAAGCAAACAATTATGGGGATTCATCAAAACAAGGTAAAACGAATCTTGCTGTTAGAGGCCATCCGCTATCAGCGCAACAAATGCCATTTGTGCGGGCAGCCTATGAATGCACCAAAACATTTGGATGACCCGATGCGGGCAACAGCCGACCATGTTATTCCCAAAAGTTTTGGTGGAAAGTTAATAGGAAACATTAAGGCCGCCCATGCGAAATGCAATGTTGAGCGCGGCAACAAAATTATTTAACATACTTGACTTACCCTGCAAAATGCGTATGGTGAATGTACTGTTTGCAGGACAGTGCTAAGACCCTTTAGGGATGGTGTGTGCCTGCAATTCGCACATCATCTCTAAGGGGTTTTTTTATGGCCGTACTACACAACCTTTCCCAAGAATACTTTGCCGCCTTGCGGGAAGATGCCGATAGGGTAAACGACATGGGCGGATATTCATTTGCCGCCTACCATAAACAGCTTGATTTAATAGACACGCTGGAAGATTTTTTCCTCAAACAAAAATCTGAAAAAAATAAAATTACTCGGGCATATACTTTTTAGTTGCCACAGATAAAACAATGTTGTAGGTTGCAACAACTGTTATTGCGCGGCAGTGAAACCCTATTTGTGAAGGTGTGTGGCGCAATCGCACACTTTCACTAATGGGGTTTTTTTATGGCCAGAATTAGAACAATTAAGCCAGAGTTCCCGCACTCTGAAAGCATGGGGAAAATAAGCCGTGATGCACGGTTAGCTTTTATCCTTATGTGGACTATCGCAGATGATTCTGGGAGGCTTCGCGGAAATTCGCGAATGCTCGCGAGCCTTCTTTTTCCATACGACGAGGACGCTGGAAAAAAGATTGATATATGGATAGCCGAATTGCATGAGCAAGGTTGCGTTATCCGATACAAGGCCGAAAATTCAGAATACATCCAAATTAAAAAATGGACGGAACATCAAAGGATTGACAAGCCTTCACCAAGCAAAATTCCAGCATTCGAGGAGGATTCGCAGATTATTCGCGAGGATTCGCCGAACGTTCCTGTTAGGAAAGGAAGGGAAAGGAAAGGAAAGGAAGGGAATGGAACAGGAAAAGAAAAGGATGGGAATATATCTAACGATATAAACCCCCTTACCCCCTTACCTGATTGGATGCCATTGGATGCGTGGGATGGTTTTTGCAAGATGCGGGGCAAAACATTTACGCCTCACGCTAAGCAGCTGGCCATCAAAACGCTGGACGGCTTTCGCAACGCAGGATTCAACCCAAGAGAAGTTTTAGAACAATCCATCATGAACGGCTGGAAAGGCCTGTTCGAACCAAAACCGAAAGGAAACCGAAATGAAAACGCTAGAACAAATTATGGCAGATATTCCCCTCCACCAGGAAAATCACAGCAGGCAGCAGATGCAATCAACAGGGCACTCGACGAACTTGACGATGAGTCCAACACCATCAACGCCCTATATCGACACCTCTAAGCAAAACCGCCGTGACCTTGGACAGTTTGTCAGCCAGTGCTTCGATGCGCTTAACACCTACGGCAAAACCCCCGACCAGCTTGCCAATGCCACCAAGATGTTTGTAAACATCCTAAAGGATTATCCAATGGATGCGGTTATCAAAGCCTTTGGCAGCTGGATGCGCCGTAGCAGTATCATGCCTACCCCCGCTGATATTGTGAACATCATCGACCCACCAGCCCCTAAGCCAGATTGGGCGGCATACGTCAGCATACGCCAGCGCATGAAAGACCCCTACACGTTTGTGATGGACGACGAAAAAGCCTATGTTCGTTATTGTGAACGCTACAGCGTGGATAAGCTAAATAGCTATGACCAGCGTCAGGAAGCGCAGGAACAGTTAGCGGAGGCTCAATCTAGACTTTTGACAGGTGGTGACGACTATGACCACAGCATCTGAAGCCGTGCAGCAGTTTGCAGACAAAATCAAGCAGGCCAGCACCGTGGCAGACGAAATCCACAGCCGCGGCATTGAGGCCGACTTGCTATCAGCAGCCAGCCAATGGTTCCAGTACGCTACCGCCGAATCCAAAACAAAGGACTACATCAACCCGCAGTACCTGGAATTCGACCGTTTCCTAGGTTGGATGCGCGATGCAGTCAAGGCCAAGTGCATCGCTTACCGCCGCGAACAGCCCGCCTGGGTGGATAGCGACAGCACCCTACGATACTACACCCGTGATCCCCGTCATGACCGCTACATTGCAGAGAACATCAACAAGGTTATCAAGCCAGCCCCTACACCGCACAAAACGGGGCAAGACGCATACCTTGATGATTTTTCCTAGGCGATGTACCAAACGCGGGGCAAAGTGATTGTAGCCCCCCTTAAAATGCGAAATGGTAAATAGGTAGGGGGTGGCCTCCAGCACAAGGGGGTGGCCTCCAGCACAAAAAATCACATTTACTGTTGTATTTCAAGTTATTATGTGATGGTCATGCCCAGCACAAGGGGGTCACCCCCAGCACATACCGAGGAATCCTCGGTAACTGCCGCCGAATCGACCACCAGGATCGTCACAACAAAAAAGGGGGAGCCGAAGCCCCCCCCCCTGCTAGTTCATGGATGGAACACAATTATCAAAACCACCACAACCAGCCGCTGGTGTTTTATGCCACCGCCAGCTGGGCAATGGGTTAATCGTTAGCCATCAGAGCCCCATAGGCGGCGTTCAGGTGTTGAATGGCAACAATCTCGTTATCGGTAAGACTGCTGTCCAAGTCTAAAGGATCGAGCTTGTATCGGATGATGTTGGCAATCGCATCGGCAAGGTTGAAGTTATTGCTCATCGGCTTGTTCCTTTTCCAATTTTTCAAGTTTTTGCTCAAGCTCAATAACCGTATCATCAAGGTTATCGCGCTCAACAGACAATTCCAAATTTTCATATTGCAAGGCCTCGATTTTTTCTTTCAAAGCCTCCAATTCTTGCACTAAATGGCGCAAGGTATGCACCAGGTCTAAAGCTTCAAAATTACCGATTTTTGCATCAATCCACCGCGCAAGCTCATGAAAATCCATGTCATACAGGTCATTGCTGGTAAGGTGTGTTAAAACGGCCATAACATCCCCCTATTGGCTTGGTGTGGTCAAGCGATTTACGTTGGCCATCGCGGCCAGCGTATCAGCGGCTTGGCCACAGTCAAAGCCGTTAGCGATGTGTTGCCGCAACATGGCCTGCAGTTCTGCTAGGTTATCCACGATCCTTGCTTTGGCCTCAGGCCAGCTTTGCTTGTGGGCGAAATGATTGGTCATGGTTGTTTATCCTTATTGATTGGTGTTCATGGGGTCATAACCCAACGCCTTGATCCGCTCGCTGGCCGGCCAAGTATCCGCCAATTCTGGCAGGTGCTGTTTGCTTTTGCGGTGGGCGTAATTGTAAAGCCTGATAGCATCCTTTGGGCTTTTTAAGCCATCGGATAGTGCAACATTTTGCACGTTGTACCAAAAAATAATTGGTTTAACATTATCATAACTTATTTTTAATAACTGAAGCGCGTTCATAGTGTTTTTCCCTTGTGTTGGTGTTAGGCGGCCTACCTGGCCAGTGGTTGTTAGCGTGCTATGGCGATTGCTCGCGTGATACTGTCAACAAACACCCCCGCGCTGTAATCCCTCATAGAGTCGTCCTCGTCATCAATTCTGCGGGCTTTGATACCAATAGCCTTGTCGTCTTGTTTCCAAAACTGTATCACCTCCCTGCCTTTAACGGCAGTTACCCTGTTATTTGTGACAGATTCTGTAACCTCAAAGCCTGCGCGTTGCAGCTTGGATATAGCGTTAGATACTTTCATAGTGTTCTCCGATTGTTGCCAGCCTTGGTGCTGATGTTTTTATTAAACACGCAATTTTTTCGTGTGTCAACACAAAAATTGCAATCTTGGCCGGGGTTGTTATGCTGCCAGATTGTATTTTCTGCGTTTTACACATGCAAAAAATTCATTAAATGTTTTTGTCTGAAAAAAAGCTGAGGGCAAAATTAAATCATCAAATGAATCGCGCCCGTTGCTAAATTCGATAAGCGCGCGTCTGGAAAAATTACGCTTAACAGCGGCAATTTTAGCTGATGCCGAAAGTGTTTTGCCAAATATAGAAATAAGAAAATTTTCAACCGCCGTATCTTCATCGTGTACTTTCTTGTTATCAGCTGCATTTTTTAATATGTACTCAGAGTTTTTTTGATGAAATAGTTTTATTTTATCCCAGTCTTCAGGGCTTTGGATTTTGTAAAACGATGGCTTATTGTGTTCATCTGTTCCATAAAAAAATTCACCAGTACTTCCTCTGCAAAAAACAAAAATTGTTATTTCTCTTACGCCAAGTTTATCCTTTGTGTATTCTAAATAGGTTATATGTTCATTGGCGTATTCCAAATTAAATGTTTTTGCATGGTTTACAGCATCCTGAGATGGGTGTTTTTCTAATTGCGTCATAACTAATTCTCCGATTGTTGTGGTGTTAGGCCAGACCTAGCCGCTTATCGGCGGCCAGCTGTTTAATTTCCAAACGAAAATCCGCCTTAGCCTCTTTTTCTGTAGTAAGAACGTATTCTTTGATCAAAAAATACTCAGTAGAAGAAAGCACCATTCTATTGTGGCGCCGCTCAATAATTAAATCTTTTAGAGTTTTTACAGAAACTAACATGGTGTGTTCTCCGTTGTTGCCAGCGTTGTTGCTGATATATTCAGAGTATATGATTCCTGCAGTTTGTCAACACAAAAATGCAGATTCTTGAAAAAAAAAATAATTAGGGTAAAATAGGCTGTTGCAACATGATTGAGGAATTTGCCGTGACTGAAAAAAGACCCGTCGGAAGGCCAACAAAGTATAAAGAGGAGTTTTGCGAGAGGGTCATAGAACTTGGCAAGCAAGGTTACAGCAAGGCAATGATTGCCGCGACGTTAGATATTGCGCGAGAAACTTTGGACGAATGGATTGATTCTAAACCAGAATTTTCTGACGCAATGAAAATAGCTATCACTCAAAGTCAATTCTGGTGGGAAAAAACAGCGCAAGAGAACTTAAAGAATAATCAATTTAATTCACCGCTTTGGTCTAAGTCTATGCCTGCGCGATTTCCTAAAGATTATTCTGATAGAAGCAAAGTTGAACTTACAGGAGCCAATGGTCGCGCTATTGAACACAACGTGACGCTTGCAAGTATTCTTGAACAATTAGATGGGAACACAAAAGGATTGCCAGAAAATAAAGAAAAACAGGAAGATTGACGTTTTACTGTAGATTGAGTATTAACTAATTGTTAACCATTAAACGAATAGGGGTGGAAAATGGGCAAAAAAGTAGTTTGTGAAGGCGAATGGGTAAGGATGATTGGCAAAGTGTCAAGCATCGATTGGTTTGAAGATGAGGTCTTTATCTTGGATGACAGCGTAGAGGATCAGCAGGTTGCGCTTTCTATTATTCAAAACACCAAGATTGCCGATAGATTGCGGCGTAGTGATAAATATGAAGGATTTAAGCGCGTAAGAACGTGCAGCATAGCCAAGTTTGTAACCGTTGCTGAGGAATCAGAAGAGGCCGAAGAGGAAAAGCTATTGGTTGAGGCCATTAACTTAGATTGTGTGCCTGAGACGCTAGGCAATTACACCGGCAAAATCCGCCAACGCAAGATTAAAGAATCCATAGACGGCAGGAAAAAGGCTATTGCCAAGAATAAAAGCGATGTGGGTATCGGCAAGTTTGTGGATATTGACGGCCAGCGCGTGTTTATGCCAATAAATCCAGGCGAAATACAAAATCAGCCGTAGCAATCGGCAATGGACAATAACCTAGCCTATAAGCAATTGACGGCCAAGCTATCTGATAGATACTGGCGGCTTAACAATTTGTATTATATCCGCGATGCAGACGGCAATAAAGTTTTGTTTAAGTTTAATTGGATGCAAGAAGAGCTGTATAGGAATCTTTGGCATTTTAATGTTATCCTAAAGGCCAGGCAGCTTGGGTGCACTACGTTTACTTTGCTTTATTTCTTGGATTCTTGCTTGTTCAACAGTAACCATGCGGCGGGCATTATCGCGCACACACAGTACGATGCGGAGAATCTATTTAAGAACAAGGTAAAGTTTGCTTACGATAACTTGCCAGAATGGCTTAAAAAAGAAAGGCCGACTAAGTCAGCATCAGCAAGCACGCTTACGTTTAGCAATGATAGCTACATCACCGTGGGGTTGTCGTTGCGTTCTGGTACGTTTCAAAAGGTATTAGTGTCGGAGTACGGGAAAATATCCGCGCGGGATCCTATGAAGGCCGTGGAGATTAAAACAGGGGCATTAAACACTGTACCTGTTGAGGGGCAGATTATCATTGAATCAACCGCGGAGGGTAAGACGGGCGAATTTTATAACATGGTGGAACGTGCCAGAGAGTTAGAATTGCTCGGGCGGCCGCTTACAAGAAAGCAACCGCGCTTTCATTTTTTCCCTTGGTTTAAGAATGACAACTATCAACTATCGCCACAAGAAACAGAGCGAACAGCAATCCCCACGGAGTTGCGGGAATATTTGGATGGCTTAGGCGTAAGTAAAGAACAGGCGGCTTGGTATGCAGAGACTTTGCGTATTCAGGCGGACAAGATGAAGCAGGAACACCCTAGCACACCAGATGAAGCATTTGAGGCGCAATTACATGGGGCGTATTACTTGGGAGAAATGCGCGCCTTGCGTAAGAATAAACAGATAGGCGGCTTTAAGTATGACCCAAGCCATAGTGTCTATACGGCGTGGGACTTAGGGCTAAATGACCAGATGGTTATTTGGTTTTTTCAGATGATAAACGGCGTGCCAAGGTTTATTGATTATCACGAAAGCATGGATGAAGGCTGGAATTATTACGCGCAGTTATTGCAGGGCAAGGGCTACACGTATCAGCGGCATTTTTTCCCGCATGACGGCAACAAACGGGTTAGGGGTGGCGAGGTAATAACAGATAGGGAACAGGCGTTGAATGTTGGCATCAGGCCGATTGATGTTATTCCAAGAACCACCAGCGTGATGATTGATATTAGGAATTACTGCAAGCCCGCCTTGCTGCAAAGCATGTTTGATGAGGAGAATTGCAGCCTTGGGATTGATAGGTTGGATAGTTATCGCAAGAAATGGAACAGGGCAACGGCGCAATATGAGGATTCACCCCATCATGATGAAGCTAGCCATGGCGCAGACGCATTTAGGACGTTCGCAGTGGCATTTAAGACGGGCAAGCTAGGTGATAGGTACGCCGAAGTTAAAAGTGTTCCATCGGGCACGACAACGATTCAGAGGGTAAACAGTATATCGCGGGGGTTGCGTGCTAGAAATTTATAAACCGACAGAGCAAGACGTTTCTGATGTATTTGTTTTGCTACAAAGATACGCCACAGAGAGTTTGCAGGGGAACATGTGCAAGCCTGATGATGAGCAGATAGTAAAATCCTTAACGGAAATCTTTAATTCAACAAACTTTATGCGGTTGATTGCGCGGCGTGATGGTAAAGTTGTGGGAATTGCCTTTGGTTTTATTGGCCATACGTGGTGGAAAAGGCCGTGTGGTAGTATTGATATGTTTTATGTTGACCCTGAAGAGCGTGGTAGTGGACTATCAAGACTATTGGTAGAGCGGTGTATAGAGCAGTTCAAAGAGTTTGAAGTTGGTTTTATTTGGGCGGGTTCAGAATCTGGAATGGGCAGGAAAAACGAAACACTTTTCAATAATTTATTTTTGAGGTATGGTTTTACTGAAGTTGGTGGCGGCGCACTTGTATCTTTTGTTGGAAAATAAAATGGGATCGTTTGGCGGAAAAGCAAAAGCACCTAGCCCTTCTGAAATTATGGCAAACAAAACTTCCGAAGAAATCAATCAAGAAAAGCAAGCGGCGGCTGAAATGGCGGCAACTGAAATGGCACAAACAGCATCCAGAGCAAATATGTTGAAACCAGCAAATTATGCGCCAGCACAGAATCAAAGAAAGTTTGCAGCTACAGAATTAGAAGAGCGCACAAGTAAAAAATTTTTAATGGGAATATAGGAGTACAATTATGGGAATTTTTGGCGGGTCACCTAAGACACCTAGCCCTGAAGAATTAAAGGCGCAAGCTGATGCAGCAGCGCGTAAAGCCCGCGATGAAATGGCTACAGATAAAGCGGGCACAGAGGCAGCTATGGCAAAACAAATTCAAGAACGAGAAACTACAGCTAGGCAATTTGCTTCAACTGTTATTGAAGATGAAGATTCTAAAAAGAAATTTCTAAAGGGTATTTAAGTGAACAACTATCAAATGGACAAACAAGAGTTTGATAGGATTAAGGCCGCACGGTCAAACTGGAATCTGTTGTATCAGATTTGCGGTGAATATGTTCACATGATGAAGCAAAACTTTACTGGAGTTAAATCCGATGGTGAGTTTTTGGTAAACAAAGTTTTTGATAGTACTGCAGTTTTTGCGGCATCTAGTGCGGCATCTATTTTGGTTGGCATGGTGTGGCCAGGCAGTGCATCACAAACCTTTGAATTGGTTCCCCCCGATGACTTAGAAGTCACCACGGAGCTGGCAAAGTTTTATGAAAAGTTCAACAAGCGTTCACATGCAGCGTTTGATGACCCAAGCGCGGGGTTGGCATTGGCGTTGGATGAATACATGCTTGACCAGATGGTGTTTGGAACCAGTGGCATTGGTGTTGAGGCTGGTCAAAAAAGCAAGCTGCAATTTACGCCCTACGGTGTGCAAGAGATGTACGTTGTATCGGGTGCAGGCGGGCGCGTTGGCAAGTTGTATTTGTTTTTTGAGTGGACGGTAGAGCGTGTCGTTAAAGAATACGGCTATAACAATGTATCCGATGGGATTAGAAACCTTTACGATGCTAAGAAATTTGCCGACAAGGTGCAGATTTTGCACATTATTTGTGAGCGAAAAGAATTTACTGCAGAAAAAGGCAAGTATGCAATGCCATGGCAGGGCGTGCATTTAGAATACAAAACAAACTTTTTGTTAAAAGACGATGGCTATCAAGAGTTCCCCATCAACGTGGCGCGATTTAGGCGGTTGAATTACGAAGATTACGGGCGTTCCCCTGCAATGGCGGCGTTGCCTGATATTATTGAGGCCAATGCTATGCGTGAGGCTATTATTATTGCCACAGAGAAGCAATTAGACCCCGCGCAAGGTGTGTTTCATGATGGTATTGTTGGCGGTGGAACGATAGACAAGTCTGCTGGTGCTATAAATGTATTTAATGCTGCCGCATCAATGGGAAGTTCTAATCCTATTTTTGATGTTGCACCTGTTGGTGATATGAAGCCCGCATTAACGCGGTTGGAAAAGTTAGAGCAAAACATTGCACAGCATTTTTACATTGACCGCCTGTTAGACTTAAACAACGAAACGCAAATGACGTTTGGTGAGGCGCAAATACGAGAACAGCGGGTAAATTCCAGCATGTTAGGCATGTTGGGCAGACAAAACGCGGAAGTTGTGACTCCGACTATTGAGCGTGGCGTAGCTATGTTATGGCGCATGGGTGAGTTTGGGGTAGTGCGTGGAAGTGAAGAAGAGGTTGAAGCGCAAATAACTGGAAGAGAAGTTGAATACGTCCCCGATGTAATTGCAGAGCGCTTGGAAAAAGGATTGGATATTTACAAAGTAATCTTTAAGTCTAAGGCTGGCAATGCGGCAAGGGCGCAAGAATATATTTCTATTGTTGACACAACAAACTTTACTTTACAGGCCATGCAAGTTGACCCAAGTCTTAAACACAAGTTAGATTTACACAAAAGCATTGATTTAATGGGTGAGATACGTGGCTTGCCTGTTGGAATATTGCGCAAAAAAGATGAAGTAGAAGCAAGGATGAAAAAAGAACAGGAAGAAATGCAAATGATGCAGATGTTGCAAGCTGGTGAACAAGTCGCTAGTATTGCTGAAAAAAGTGCAAACGCTGAACAAACAATGAACAGGAGGCAGTAATGTCAAGTTTTAATAAAGCACCAAAGAATTTTACCAATCACTTTTCTAAAGTTATTGCGTCTGGTGTTGATTCGGAAAATTTTCAAATTATTTCTCTTGGTTCTGGCCAAACTGTATCTCAAGGTTCTGGCAACCTTGTTTTAACGTCTGGTACAACTGCAAACAGTGAAACAATTATAAGGTCTAATATAGCTTGGACAAAAGATTTTATCGCGCGCGTCGCAATAATTTTATCGCAACGAATTGTTGAGAATAATTTTATTTATGAATTTGTTGATGTAATTGGAGATGACCTTGATTTTACTATAAATTCAGCAACAAGCGTAACGGTTACCCTTCCTGAAAACCATTATTTTACATCGCAAAATGTTGGGCAATCGATTTTTATTGGAGCAATTCGTCCTCAACCGTTGGCAATTCCTGGGCGTTATGTAATAGCATCTGTTGTTGACAGGGCTATGACTTTAACTGTTTCTGGTTGGCCATCATCTGGAACTGGAAAATGCAGTTTATTTGGCTGGAATTTTATTCGTACATTGTATGACGGCACAAGTGCAACAAGTAAAAAAATTGATGCTGGAAGGGATGGTTGGGCAAGTGGCGATACTACGGTTACTGGTCTTACAACTGCATCTCCTGGAAATGTTTCCCTTCTTACTAATGTCGATGGAAATATTGCTTGGGGAACACAAGCAATAACAACATCGGCAAATATTCAAGCTTTTGTGGCTGGAACTAGAATTAATCATGTGCCAAGAGATACCGTTAATTTGTTTTTGCAAATTCGCATGCTTAATGGTTCAACCGCTCCAGCAAGCACAACAACTCAAACTATTGGTTTTGCGTCTATTGAAAATTTTGATTCGCATCCAGTAAATATTTCTGGTGTTCGTTATCAATCGTTTAATGCAGCTTTACCAGTAACTTTTGGCGGTGTTGGGCAACAAGTTGTTGGAACTGCGGCGATTGATGCTGCCGCATCAGGAAACCCTGTTCAAATTGGCACTGTTGTTAGAAACGCATTGCCGACAACATACGCCACTGGTGATGCGGCTGCGCCAATTGCAACATTGGCTGGTGTGCTGGTTAGTGCGCCATACACAATTCCTGAAGCGTCATGGCAATATGCTGCGGCTGCAAGTGGTATATTAAACACAACAACGGCAGTGACTATCAAAACAGCTGCGGCGGCTGGCGTTAGAAATTACATTACTAGCATTGATGTAATGCACCAAACATTGGGAACTGCAACTGAATTGGCTATTCGTGATGGAGCTGGTGGAACTGTAATTTGGCGTTCATTCTTGCCCGCTGGTGCAACTGGAAGATTTAGTGTTCCGTTTCCTGTTCCTTTGCGTGGGACTGCCGCTACGTTGTTAGAAGTAGTGACATTAACTGCAACTGGAACTGGCGCGGTTTATGTTAATGCTCAAGGATATGCTGCGGTATAATTTAATCTGATGGTGGCTATTTATGATTAATTTTTCCAACGAAGATTTTGTTCGGGCTTTAAATGTTGTTGCGGCAACGGAAGAAGGGCGCATTGTTTTTGCAATGATTAAAGAACATTGCAATTGGGATAAGGTTTATTTATCAAGCGACAATCCTACAGTGTCGCATTACTATGCTACTATGAGGGGTGTTTATGGGGCAATCCGTGAGCATATCAACAAAGAGCATTTAAAAAACATAGAGTTTAATTATCAACGTAAGGTGGAGCAAACAAATGACGGAACAAACAGTATCAACAGCAACAGAGCAAAGCCCCTCAGTGACGATGAGCGGATTTACCGAGGGGTCGGTAAGCCAAGAAAGTTCTAGTGCGGATTTTGCCGTACCAGAAGCATATGCTGGAAAAGGCTGGACTGCTGGCATTAAATCGGTTGATGACTTATGGAAAATGACCGACAACGCGCAAAGTCTTGTTGGCAAGCGCACTGTCCCATCTCAAGACGCATCAGATGAAGATTGGAGCAATTTCTTTCGCCAAATTGGCGCGCCTGAAACGCCCAACTATGAATTGCCTCCTGTAGATGGAGTGCCAGAAAATTTTGATGTTGAGCCGTATGCTAAAAAAGCTAATGAACTTTTTCATAAAGCGGGGCTAACTACTAAACAAGCAAATGCACTATGGCAAGCCTATGTTAAATCTGAAATAGATTCTTCATCGGAGTTAATGGCGCAATCTGATGTGCAGTTTCAAGAGCTAACAACCAAGCACTTTGGTGATAAATTCAGTCAAATACAAGGCGTTGCCCAAGATGCTATCAAGGCTTTTGTGCCTGTAGAATTGCGCGAATCTTTAAAGACTGCAAGCCCAGAAGTTTTAACGGCTATGATTGCTTTGGCATCAAATGCAAAAGGTGAAATTGACCGAGTAAAACAAGAATACGGTGCAGAAGGAAAGTTACCAAGCGGCGGTGTTGTTGAATCTCGCAATGCAGAAAGCATAGCAAAAGAAATTTCTCAACTTAAATTTAGTAGTGCTGGGAGGGATTACAGCAATCCTGAATACAAAGCAACGTGGGAAAAAATTAACGGACTTCAGCAGCAACTATCACGTCTTTCTAAATCGTAATTTTATTGCGTTGACATGGTATATTGATTGTTATATATTGCTTTTGAGGGGTAGCGGAATCCGTCCTTCTGACAAGCCTAATGGCCAGAGTCGTCCGCCTTATGGTGGGTAGCGAATCGAATACAAAACTTGTTTTCGTTTCAAAATCCACAAAAGGAGTTGGATGTGTCACAACCTTTAATTGAACCCTCACAAATTATTCAGTTTAGTTCTGATGTTCACACTGTTGCCCAGCAACAAGACCGTCGGTTCAAGCAATATGTTCCTGTCATGCAAATGACTGGCGACAGGTTTGCTTATGACGGTTTAGGCCGTGTTGAAGCCCGAGAAGTTTCTGGTACTGTTGTGCCTGTAAGCTTTGATTCTATCACGCACACTCGTCGTCTTATTCGTCGCAAACGATTTGTTGTTACGTTGCCAATTGACGCTTCGAACGTAGCAGGTGCTTTGTTTGACCCTCAATCAAACTATGCAGCAGAAATTGCCAAAGCAATGAACCGTGCTTATGACCGTGTTGTTGTTGATGCTGCTTTTGCTGATGTGCAAACTGGTCGTGATTTTGAAAACACTGTCACTGCAACCAACGATGGTGTAAAAACCGTTACGGCTACAGGCGGCATGGTTTATGAACGCATCCTTGAAATTCAACAAAACTTCTTTGATTCAGACGTTGGTGTTGATGTTAATGAGCGTGTTTTTATGACCATTACTGGTAAAGAGCAAAACCAGTTGATGCAAGAAATTGAGGTTATCAATAGCGATTATTCTCAAAATTATGTTGTTGACCGTGGGCAACTTACTTCATT